TTGTGGATCCAAAGAAAAATGAATTTCTTCTTCAGGTTGCTCCATTCTCTTCCTGTACGTTTCAGTCATATCGTATAGGGTATAGGCGACGACTACCACTAATAAAACTGATAATCCACTCGCAATGTGTTCAATCGCACCATCCAGTGCTGAAGGAAAGTTATAGACATCCTCTATGTCTTGGGCCTCTTTAAGACTTCGCGAAGAGGGAAAACGCCTTGTATTTACAGGAAATTTTATGTACACTTTTTATAGAAGCATGAAACTATGTAACATATACCAACATGAAATATATATCGAAAAATAGGAGCGTCCACTCATGTTATTGTAACTACGCTATCCCAGAAGATGTTTTTCCCTCCAATGTTCCACACGATCTTCAAACGTGTAGTCCAAAACAGATAAATTTAATAAGCCAACATTTTGGCAAACCTCTTTCATCTGTTCCCTGCGCAATTCATAATGGTTCTTGCCATAAGCAAACCACTCATGCATTGCGCTCTCAACACAACTTGCTGCAACCTGCTCAGGTGTAGCTTCTTTGGATTTCAAATTTGCATGCAAACTCTTGAAAATAGACATTTCATCAAGTTGACCGATTGTTGTACCGATCTCTTCAATGTATTTACTCTTCCGTTTCAAGAAATCAACATCTTCAATTTCCATAAAAGCACTTGAGGTATTGCCTTTGTCGGGTAGTGTGATCTTCATATCATGTTTAGCTAAAAAATCCCGATACACTTCAAAATTGAAGCGATCGTGGTATTCTTTGCGTAAACTTCCAATAAAATCATCACCATACGTCATGCAAGCCATATTGGCCCTGAAGTCCTCCACTTCAGGGATGCATGAGAAAAATCCCATGCGAACATATAAGGAATTAGCAGTACTATTTATATTTACAGTTATACTGTTTCCTGACGTGTTCATGTTGAATGCCATCAAAAGCACTCCGTTGTAGTCAATAAGAGGGTGTGCTATGTCATTGACCATCATTCTCATAATGTGAATATCATCTTGGTGATAACCTGCTCCAAGAGCAAGCTCTATATACATACCCAAAACAGCTTTCACAACCTGTGAACTCATTCGGACATCATACTTAGAATAGTCCCA